ACTCCAACGAATTGTCAGTCAAACACAAGGGGACCCTAGCTTCGCCCGTATGGTAGACCTGGTAGGTTTGAGTCGGAGTGACACTGTCCTATCTCACTTATCCCAAGACCTGGAAGGTAGAGCAGGAGGAACTCATGTACACCGATATGATTCAATTTCAGGACACCAGGATGCATATGCCATGGGGTGCCCAAACTTCTACACTCATTGCTTAATCTCTTCAGATCATTCAGGAAAACTGGAGGGAGGAGCTTTTGACTATAACGTGATGATTCAACAATTGTACCTTGTTCTAGAATGGTCCTTACAGTATGTCAACTCTAAAAACCCAGGATCAGTCTCTGCACTCGCATTCGACACTGAGTCTGCACCTCTAGATATTTTACCTGAGATAAAATTGAGTATCCCGCCGGACGTGCAAGTCCCTTACCTCTCCTTCAAAAACAACCCACTTGCGTTTCTAGATAGGATCAAGATAGAGAGGATTGGGCCTTCTGCGGACATGGTCAGAGAGCTACCTAACAAATTCTCCCGAAGGAACATTAGGCTTGAGTATGCAAAGGATCAGAGGATGATTCTAGAAGGATGGGTTAGCTCTGCACTGAGAAACGCAGGAGCAGTAAGAGTCGGGGCTGAAGGAGGTTACTCAGAGTCGAAGAGCCAAGTGATGGACATAGCAGAAATCCTGTCAAACGGAGTGGAAGCAATTATTCACAGTGCAGTGAATGCAATCTGTGACCATTACCTCCTTAATAACCTACGGTCTGGGGCACGAGACAAGGAAAGATGGAATAGGATCATGTTTATTCAAGCATGTGCTGACGTTGTAGCACCTGGAATTGGATCTCACCTGGGAAATCGTAACGTCAGGAAAGACCCAGCGGTCCTTCGATTCAACCTGCTCGAAGGTCCCAACTACGACAACACAACCTCAAGAGTGCAGAGTCGTCTCAAGAGTGTACTGGTTGGGGAAGCACTACGTCGACTGAAGCACCCGACAGAACTGTACTACGCAAGGGAATCCGCTTCATTCTCGGTGGCTGTTGGGTATTCAGATGTTGAAGCCTTAGCCTCTGTGATTGCTAGATTGTTGTATGGGATGGTCTTTCATACATACCTATCCAGGGGAGACAGGAAATACATAATTGACTCTTTTCTTCTGCCTGTGCTGAGGATGAAATCCGGTGATCCAACCAAGCTGATAGCCCTAGACAGAAGCATGCACGCTGTTGCCAAGTGGCTGGAGAAGAAAGGTGCTCAAATTGCATCTGACTACCTAACTAAATGTCACAAAGGACACTACCTGAGGTTCTACCGCACTTCAGTTGAGGAAGCCTTGAGAATGACTAGGACACTCTCTCTGGACCTAAGTGGAGATACAGTCTTGATCAAGAGAAGAACAAGAACAGACACACTGAAGGACATAACAGGTCGGGTGGAATTCCAGTTCCCAGAAGGAAAACATGACACAAAGCTCTTCGACTCTGAGTCTTCTGTAGAATTCAAAGATTTCCACACTGAAGAATATTTTGTTGAGCGCTACAGAGTAAACTCAGCAAGAAGACCTGGGTTACCGGCAAGCCTCTTCTCTCAGATAATCTGCTTCAGTGAACTGATGAATGGCAGAACTGTGATATGTGTTGGGGTCGGAGAAGGTTACACATCTGCTGCCGCTCTAGTCTCTGGAGCTAGGGCAGTAGTAGGTGTTGAGCTCAGGAGAGACATTCCCTTCCAGCCTCAGAGGTTTCTAGACTATAAGCCTCCAGTGGTGATAAGAACAGGACTTGAGGACATGTTTCATTTCCATGAGAGCTGTTTGCTAGACACTGGTGACTGGTTCAAAAAGAGTGTCAGTCTCAGTATAAGAGAAGACCTTCCGGACGAGTCAGTTCTCTTATTTGACATTGAATCAGGACTCGAAGGGCACATTTTCACCCTGCTAGAGCCATTGATAGGTTGGAAGGAAGTTTCTATGATTCTTATTAGAACTGAGGGTTCTGTTTCACATGTTGCCGCTTGGATGAGAGACTTGACACTGAGCAAAGTCAAACCAAAGTGTTTCCTCCTAAGGAGAACTTCCAAGGTGGTTCAAGCACTATTCGTAATCCTTGGCCCAGTTCATCAGCTGATGTTGGGATCTGACATCTGCAAAGTCATTATCCCTCAAGACTGTGTTCGAGGAGACGAGTACTCATCTGTTCAACCTTACGAAGTCCAAGTGTCAGATGCAATATTCAACATCATTGACTGTCCTCATGGAACTCCTATCAAAGTGGTAGGTGATGTGATCAAAGAGATGATTTCCAATGTCAGTTCTGATCCCCTTGCTCACATGAAGTTCAACCGATGGACAAGTTTCCTGAGAGCATCATTGGTTGCATCTTGGTTGCAATTGACTGACACCGAACGAGAAGCAATGCTAGGAGAGTGGATTAGGACTTCGGTGGGACATTCACCTGTGGTAGAAGGTTACCTACCGATGAGAGTTGATACAAGTTTCTTGATGCATGTTACTGGAGTAGCAAGCAGAGCGCTGTTGACTTAAGAGTGGATCACCAAACAAAGTGTGAACTCAAAGACAACTGTAGAGACACTCTTAAACAAAACCTTACCTTTCTCCGACAGCCTTTCCACCTTAAACCAAGCCATTCTTCTGGCTCAAGTTAACAGCTACACACACCACAGCTTAACTGAGGCAGAGAAGTTTCTCTTTGAAAGGTGGCCACAAAACACCCCCCTCTTCTGACGCACAGGTTAACCTCAGACACTCCTAACTTAACGTGCCGAACATGTACAGGCGAACCCATCCACGAACCGGCACAACTGAGTCTTTCGTCATCTTCTACAATCTACTCTGCCTCACAGCTGACACCAGAGTACAGAGCAGCACTTGTACTAAAGACAGAGTTAATCGTACCTAAGGGATCCCCCACCC